AATTTGACTTTGTCTATATAAAGATGGGTTGGCTTCTATGCCTGTTGACTCCATACCGCGCTTAGCGGCTGTAATAACAATACGCCCGTCCCCACAACCTAAATCCACAAACTTTTCATCAGCGCCAAGATTTAAATTATCAAATATATGTTCAACAGAATCGACTGGGGTTGGGGCAAAACCAATATAGATTGATGGTTTATTAGTAGGAATCCATGCGTAATTAACAGTGTCCAGTATGTACGCAAAACCATCTCTAGGCATCGGCTCAAAGAATATATCCCTGTCTGGTATGTACTGAAATCCTATGCCAGCGTATTGCCTTCTATAACTACCCGTGTAGCTAGTGCGCCGCCAATTTGTATCTTGCCCGAATAATGATTTACAAAAAGCGATACCAGCCTCTTCAGTAGGGCAGTCTTTATCATCTATTACGATTACGCGCAGTACGTAGTTGCTTTCGTCGAGTTCTGCAAAATTAGACATACTTCAAAACCTCACTATATGGAGTATTAACAAAAGAGAAAGTCAACATACTACGTTCTTTATTTTTTACTAACGCCACAGAATGTGGCTCCGATGTATTCATCAGCCAGCACTCGCCAGAACTAGCTTCAAACTCTTCTATAAATTCAACCTTTTTGTTCTTCCATTCATAAAACTTTGTTTTTTCGCCATTTGCTTGCAAGTATACGTTTATCCCGCAAGACTTATTATAATCAACGTGCGGGGGTAAATAGCCATCATTTGCATCTACGGCTGGTAGTGTCAATAAAAATACTTGTGGCACTTCTACATCGAGTAACTCTTTAGGGAGCTGTGATGTAAACGCTTCTGGGTTGCTAACATTCCATGTAGTAGAAGGCGCGGGAGTACAATCAAAATCTTTCCCATAACGCTGCATCTTCATATACGTCTGATGAGGTGTGACAACGCTGTGTTCTAGCGCGTCTGTGCTGATCTTTAAATTTAACTTGGCAGCGTTCATCATGGCAAGTGCCTACTTATTTCATTAAACGGTGCGGTAAAAAATATCTGCACCATCGTTCTAGTCTTAGTATCTGTAGGCGTATATTCGCCTTCCCCTGATACTGCATGGGGCTGTGCTGTACTGATTAACCACGCATCGCCCGGTGTAGCTACAAAGCTTTCTACTTCAGTCAGTAAATCGGCTTTCACATTTAAATACGCATTACCGTTGTCTACCGTGTCGTAGTCGTCTTGTTTTACTTCTCCCTCAAAGAACGACGTCTTCTCACCTGAGGTATTGATGTAAAAATTTAACGCACACTGTTCTGTCGTATGAATATGTGGATGTATCAAACGAATATCTGATAAATCAACACCAGCTATTAGCCCATGTATTTCTTTAGGTAGTAAATCTTTTATCTGCCTTAAATGCTTCTGGGGTATATATTGTCGTGATACTCTTGGTAGTGAGAATGTCTTACGTATAACGTGTTCGCCTAATAAAAAAGTCTTACTTCGCAGTTTAATATGCGATATAGACAAAGGTATTTTGCGAGCATACTTCACTGTATTACCATCCCATATACTTGCCCTACTGCTGTCACCGATTTATCGCCTGTAGAAAACTGTAATTGCGCTGGGGCTGTAATCTGTTTGTTGTCTACGTTTACCGTACCTCTACACAAATAAAGTCTGGTTCCATTTACTACAGTAGTTGTATCACCAGAAGATAAAGCAAATTTAGTTATAGGCGGTACGTACCCCCTATTAAGATTCGGGTCATAGCAATACCATGTGCAGTTAGTAACCGCTGTATTTCTATATGACATGTTCTCATGGGTAGTAGTAAAGAACCCTTCCTGAAACCCGGGTAGTGGTTCACCTGTATCTTTATTCTTACTGAGCATTACACCCTGAGTGAAAAATAAAACAGTCTTAGTATCTGTCGTAGTAGTTACGTCAAAAATCTCGCCAGCCTCATACGTGTTGGCTATCAGTACATATCCGAACGCTGCGTAAGGTTTCTGTGCCATGTTTACACCACATCAAAAGGTGGCTCAATAACTGGAGCTGGTTCAATATCTGCAATTATGTATGAGTTCTCGTCACCCACAGACGCTCTTAACATTCCTTCTTTAGTAGGGTCATCAAGGTATGATTCCATGTCAGCCTGACGTTGTGCAATGATTACTCCAGACAAAGCTATTTGTTTTTTAATCTCGTTAATATCAACTAGGTTAGGCCATAACACTTCAGGCTGGAACGCATATACAGGATAATCTGCTGGGTTCTGTGATTTAGTTGTATCAGATGCAAACGACACCATTAACGAATTAGTTGGGTCATCGTAAGACTGTATTTTCATGTATATGATATTCATAGCACTTCCTATTAAACAGCGTTACCTAATCGTGTACCAGTCGCGGGCCACGTAACGTACGGAGCGCCAACAATATAATAACCAGCTGCACCACCAGCGCCACCTGCACCAGCGGGAGACGGAGAACCAGCAGAGCCTACTGCACCAGCAGGACCACCTGCGCCACCGGGTGCTGAACCGGGACCAGCCGCACCGCCTGTAGTTAAAGTACCGGGCGTACCAGTAGAGCCGGGGGCTGGACCACCTACTCCAGCATCAAATCCCGCACCGCCACCGCCACCACCGCCCGGTTGTGGGACAACTGGACTTTTACCCCCGCCAGTTGTGTATGCTCTACCGCACCCGCCACCGCCACCGCCACCTGTAACCGTAGTGTTATTAGTTATGATTACGTTCCTAAGAGCATTAATCGCATTACCGCCAGCACTACCAGCAGCTGCATTACCTACACCACCAGCGCCACCAGCACCTGTTATATATCCATTATTAACAATAGTCACAGTGTCCGCAGCATTAAAAGAAGCTGGTATAGACATAGCATACGTAACTGTAGAAGTACTACCAACTGCTGATGTAGCTGCAACTGTAACAGTAACGTCTGTTAACCCTGCAACGTAAGCCGGGCTAGGAGAAGCGGCGGTATAAACATTATAGTTATATACAGGACTAGATAGAGTTATTGCTAATGGGCTACGCTTAGATGAACCGTAAAAGTTACCTATAGATATTGCCCCGGATGTTGGTATACCAGCATTAATCGGCGTGTTTGCAACATTAGCCCCGCCTCTATAATATTCAGACAAAGAATGGGGCACTGTACCGCCAAACTCAGTGGCAATCTGTAATATTGATAAAGATGAACCGGGTGCTGGTATAGGCATATTAAATAGTTCCGTATGCTGTTACGTTACCTAGTACAGTTAAGTTACCTGATGAATCTAGTTTGGCTATATTTGTAGCGCCGTTCTTAAAATATAAAACCCCACCTACTTCAGTAATAGTGAAGTTAGTAGTCTGAATAGTGCCAGCGCCAGCACTTACATTACCCGTTACGTTACCTGTTACGTTACCTGTTAAAGCAGCAGTTACTCCGCCGGTTACACTTAACGCGCCTGATATATGGTTAATCTGGTCTTGTACGTTTGTGATATTAGTCCAAACCATCGCTGTCTTACCAGCAGGTATAGCTACTCCCGCACCGCCCGGCGTTGTATTGCCAAACGATGAAGAACAATAAATAGTAGCTGTATATGATGAAGAATTCCTAATAATGTATGTTTTATCTACTGGTGGGGCGTACACATTAAACGCAGCGGCTGTAGTCGTAGTCAGATTAAGTATTGCGTTACGAGCTTGGTCTGGTGCTCCATCTGCATAAGTTAGTGCTTGGTTAGCCGATGTAATGCTTATAGTTTCGTACCCAGTAATGGCTTCTTCTATAACTGAGCCAAGATTAGTATTTGTACTCGCGCCCCATACCCCAGCTTGCTCGCCGGTAGTTATTAACTGGATACGTAGATTAGTTGAGTAGGTAGATGCCATAGCTGTCTTTACATAGGAGGCCAAACAGGAGTTGGCTCAACAGGCCACACAGGGTCTGCTACTGGGTTAATAATCAAAAGTCGTAACGCTGCACGATAAGCTTCAAAATCAGACTTATTTATAAGATTCACATCAGGTAGAACTGACCAATCTGTTTCTGCAATACGCCTTTTCGCTTCCACACCGCACTGGTCAATAGGCCACTGGGCGTTCAACAACGCTATACAGTCATTAACTTCTACCTCTGATGGACATGGCTTCGTTGTATCAGTCCAAGTAATGTCTGAATACTCAAGTCCAACCATAAACCATGAGCAACCGGGTCTAAGTTTTGTAAGTGCTTCTGCTACACCAAAAGTACGTGCCATACTGTCCTCACGCTATAGCAATAATTGTTAAAGACGGCATACTAAACTGATTGCTATTAACACCATCCCAATAAACTGTGCCGTGTAAGTTGTTAGCATTAGCCAAAGCATAAACACGGAACTGCATAGATAAAGTCTTGGGGGTTGTCCACGTAGCTAGTCGTCCAGTGTTAAAGTTAGTAGCCCCGCCTATTGCTATAGTCCAATCAAATGAGTATCTACTTTCTTGATATTGTGCAGAACGATTGTGCCTAGCGTAAACAACTTCATCTGAATCTATAAAAAACTTGTAATCGTTAATAGCATGCGTGGATATCCAATAACTAGCAAACTGAAATCTATAAACAACACGAGTAGCGCCCGCGGGGGGAGTGTACGCTAAATTAGACCCTGTAATAGTTTGGTAAGTAATAGCGCCAGCTTGTTGGGTTGTCACGTTTGGGAATGTGTATGTACCTGAACCTACAGTAACAGCTGAACCATCACAAACGCTAGTTAAGTATTCAATGATCTGCCCCGGCTGACGTGGGTAGCCGTTAACTAGCAAGTTAGTACCTGCTGAGTTTTGTAAGTTATCTACTTTTAGTGTCGAGGCCATTATCGTGCTATCTCCATAATTTCCCAGCCATATTCCATATACTGATGTACTAAATAATTAGTTCCAGATGACGCGTACTGTATGTCGTAAATAATTGGCGTCGTAGCATTAGCACTATCAAAAAACACATTTTGCATTGGGGTCCAGCTATTAGAAAAATAGTTCCATCCATAAGCGTATCTTGCAGACGTTCTAGTATCTGGCGTTAATATAGTAAAAGTAACTCCACCATCATTACTGCGTCTTAATGTAGTAATTATCCACCCTGCTGCGCCATAACACATAGTCGAAAAAAACTTAACATGCAAAACACTATTTGAATACTTAGGCGTAAATGTAATTCTTAACGGGGCTGAAACAGGAGTAGTTGATGCGCTAGAAACATGAGATGTTGGCATAACTGAAGCGTAGCCAACCTGAACAACCATACCCGGAGCTACTGCTTCATTGACGCTAACAGTATTACCTGCGCCTATAGTCGCATTACCTGTACCTAACTTACCGCCTATACTATTCGCCCGTAACTTGCTCATTGCTTTAACTCAGTCATAATATAACCGTACTCCATGTACTGATGTACTACGTAACCAACCGCACCGGCGCTACCTAATCTGTAGTTAACTACGTATTCAACTAGCCCTGTTGTTGCAGGGGAGTCATAATAAATTTGAGTAACAGGACTCCAGCCAGTAGTGTTGTACCCCCAAGCATACGCATAACGTGCAGCGCCACCAGCCTGATAAGGCGTTAACAAAGTGTATGCTCCACCATTAATTCTTCTGTATAAAAGAGTAATGAGCGCATTAGCGCTACCTTGCTGCATAGTAGAAAAGAACTCTAATTTAATTACACTGTTAGAAAACTTAGGAGTAATCGACCCTATCAAAGGTACAGATGCTTCAGAAGCTACAGTTGTAGATATATGGGAAGTCGGCATTGCTGTGTTGTACTGTAACTGAACAATACCTTTACTAGTCACAATAGAACCAACATCTGTACCAACTAATCTATTGCCAGTAGGAATAGAAATAGTACCTGTGCCGCCCCTAGCGGTGATAGTGTCAACTTGTATTGAACTCATTGAGCTATCTCCCACAGAGTAACAGTACTAGAACCGTATTCAAATGATGTTGCGCCACTACCAACGGTTCTATTTGTATATAAAGTAGTAGCTGCTACAGCGTTAGCATAAACTTGATACGTTACTGCGGACGTAGAAGCGGGAGAATCAAAAAAATCAAAATACAACATCTCTGGCGTAGAGTTACCATCGTTTGAGTAATAACCTAATGCGGCTTGAGAAATTCCTAAAGAGCCAGTTTGACTGCTTGGGTTAACCCCTACAGGAGTACCATTTCTTTTTAGCCCAAACATCGAATCCCAGTTAGTCGTTTGTATGCTCCACTCCCCAAACCATCTAACCATTACATAGACTTTACTTGTAGTGGCTTTGGGCGTAATGCTACAAGTTAAATCTGGAATATTTGTATTTGCTTGATAGTTAGCTGGAATTGAAACTGCTGTTGGTGTATATATTGTTGTGTTCACCATCTGAATCACATGCCCCGGCGCATACAATACTTGCCCAGATGGGATGCTTACTTTGTTTCCACTAGCTACTGAACCAGAGATAGTTGATACGGTTAAGTTACTCATACTATTGACCACTCCCCGCCATCAGAAATCGTTACTGTAATGCCATCAGCTATTGTTATTGGTCCGACTGATAAAACGCTATCGGTAGCTGCTATGGTTGTATTTGCGCTTACAGTACGGGCATTGTAGTATAGGGCTGCTGTATTTATAAAAGTATTAGCCGTTAAGCTACCTGTTAAAACTACGTTACCCGTCTCGTTTTGATTAACTGATTTTCCAGCAGGGTACGTAACAAATACGTCTAGAGTATTACCTGTAAATGAAACTAACGATCCAGCATTAGAAGACGCTAAGACTGTGGTTCTAGATAATGTAGTGCCAGAAGAAGTGTAGGTGCCGATGCCTACTTCCCAATCCCCAGTAACAGCATCATAAATAGTGTAGTAGGTGGTATTACCGTTACCAATTGTAGAAAAAGACTGAAACCCAATTACAGAACCAGAAAGAGTAATAGTCCCTGTACCGGCAGTTGTGCTAGTTTGTTTTACTCTATCTTTTAAGATTAAAGCCATGTTATACCTCTGTCGGTGTATCTATAATCTGCCACGCATCAGCTTGTTCAGTATCTATTAACGTCCAACCAGAATTTTGCGTAGAACTAATATCTTGCCATCCAGATGTCGCTGTCATACCTATAGTCTGCCAACCGGGAGTCTGCTCGCCATCTATATTTTGCCATGAAGCTATCTGTTGTGTAGCTATTAATTCCCAAAAAAGTGCGGATATACTACTTAAATCTTGAGCAGTTACTGTATCAAAAAAGAAGGATACAAAGGTAGCTGCTGCTACATACTCTTCTACTAAAGCTTGAGCGCTCTCATCTATAGCCGACAAGAACGTAACAATGTTTGCCAGACTGTCTGTAGCTACAGCCGACTCGTCTACTAAGTTACTGTAAATAGGGATACTGGAATTTGCGTCAGATATAGCCGCCGCTTCGGGCATATCTATTAAATATGTAACCGGAGCTTCACCAATTACTGAATCAGATATAGCCGCAGAATAGCCGGAAAGACCCCAACCATAATAGCCGTATGGATCAATACCCCAACCAGAATCTGATATAAAACAAGCGTAAGTAGGCGCTGATGCAATAACATCAGTAACCGTTGCAGTCTCACTTACACTGACTATATATGAATTACCGCTTAATGAGCTGAACGGAGCGGCGGAAAAGGGCGCCCCACTGAACATTATTACTCCGCTGTAAGATCATCTTCCTTGAACCAACGTTGGTTCAAGTCGCCATTAGCGTCAGCCCATTGGATCAAGTATTGAATATTGCCATCATCGTCCAGACGAAAAGCTTGAACTGGACCCGAGGGCGCTACAGCTGTTAGCTTTACTACCTGCCCTTTTGTATATTTAGTAGCCATGTCATCTCCTATTAGGCAGCGTCAAGGCTGAACGTATAAGTAACAGTTAACGTGTCGCCAGAAACCACGTTACGATCACCGGGGAACGCAAAGTCAGCGGCGGAAAATAACACGCCAGCAGTGCCGCCCTTAGTGCTATTACTGATCACGAACGCACCGCCAATAACATTAGTAGCGTTGATGCTAAACGAAGTAGGCACAGCTGAGTTTGTGATAACCGATGGGTCTGCTGTTGTAGCTGTACCAAATGTAACTACAGGGCGAGTAGCAGAGCTATAGCCTGTGATCTCAGTCCAGCCGGGGTGAAGAGCTGCTGTATCAGTAGCTGCGGGGTTGTTCGTAGCAGCAGCGCCATACAAACCTAAATACCACGTAGCAGTATAAGTAGTGCCAGCAAAAAATTGCTGATTCATGTACTGCAAACCTTGATTAACCACTAAATTATGGTTCTCACTAGTCCACTTAACATTACCTCCTGCATCGGTACAAACTACAGAGAATACGCCACCAGCTTTACCATTTTCTTCCAGCTTCTTACCTGCGGATACACTGCACGCAGCTGCGTCAGCGGATTGTGCTTTTGCGATTGATAGCATATATACCTCTTAAACAAATCTTAATAGTGCGGTTGACGCTGAATTAGTTGGCATAACCACGGTATTACTTGCGCTAGTAAATATCTTATCCGAACCAAAATCCAATACAGCAATCGACTTATTGCTTTGTGAGCTGTTATATATCAATGCACCACGAGCAGTAAACGAAGCACCGGGCCAAGACACATTATTGAAGTTAATGTAAACCGTATTTGTATTTGCATCTGTATTAATAGTTACGCCTGTAATAACTCTACCGCCCGCCGTATAGCCGGTACCAACCACTTCATTAGTAGTAGAGTAAGCAGTTGTAGTGGGTCCTAATGTAGCAAAGCCATCATACAAAGCCATCTTTAACGTATTAGCAGAAAGGTCTTGATCCCCCTGCACAATATCGCTTCTAAAGCTTAACGTCTGACCCTGTTGAAATGCCATTATGGATTAACCTTAATCTTAGCCTGACCATCTCTGTATGCGTCACCACGTTCGAGACCAGTTCCCAGACGGTTCAACTGCATGATTGCGTCTTGGTATTTTTTCTCGTACCCAGCTATTAAATCAGCCTCACCTTTCATGAAGATGTACGCTTCTACAAGCGTGCCGTATAGTAGTACAGGGTCGTAGTTGTCGCCAAGCCATGTTTGTCCAGATGCGGCTTCAGTTATTGAAAGTGGGTAGTAATAGTAATGTAGCTCTACCTCATAATCTTCATCAGGGGCAGGAGCTACTATAAAGCTAAGTTCGTTTGTAATTGTGGTTACGTTTACAGTAGGACCAAACAAAGCATAATATTTAGGCAGTCCTTCATCGGTAGGACTAGGGTAAGCCGCCCGCATAAAGTTCACGTCTTTATTAAGCATAAACTCGTAGTTACCATCTAGATCAATTACTGCCATAGAAAACGTGGACAGATAATCTGCTGGACAAGATAAATACTTATTACCCGTACTTAAATAACCCGTTACATTCTTGCGTAAGGCTGGTAATTGCACAGAGTTATAGATACGCTCTTCTGCTTGAGTAATAAACGTATTTATTTGCTGCGTACCAGTTAAAGTGGTACTCCCAGTACCGGCTACGTCTGTAAAACTAACAGACGGAAAGTCGTTCTCTAGATAACCTTTAACTGTATTAAACAGCGTTGTGTAATTCACAGCTACTCCTTACGCCATTGGACCGCGAGCTTTTAAACCTTTAGTAGCTGCGCCTGTTCCACGAATTTTAATGCCATCAGTCTTTATATTATCCGCAGCAGGATCACCAGCGCTTACGCGTGGTGTAGCAGTTTTCCTAGTCATCTGATTAGCAGATAACTTATTAGGGTCTTCCATTTTCTTCATGACCATAGGGCCTCCAGACATACTGTGTGGTTTAGCATAGACAGCGGCTTGACCCACTTCTTTGCCTTTAACCTTTTGTGAAAACTTAGCCAT